TAAGGTAACTTATGAGGAATTGATATATTGGAGTTCATATTTACAGTTAAAAAGTGAGCGAGAAAAGGCAGAATATGACAGAATAGGAAAAGAATCCAAACTTAAACGACATAATTAGATGGCCGATGCTATTTATGAAGTTAATATCAAGCTAGATGCCCAACAGTTTGAGCAAGAACTTAACCAGTTAAAAGGTAAGTTAAAGAAGTTTGAAAAGGAAGCTAAAGAGAGAAATAAAAAGGATCCTATATTTAGAAGAGGAAGAGAATTAACAGTATTAAAATCTATTGAAAGTACAAGAAATAAACTAAACGAGTTAGATAGATTTGGATTACAAACGGCAGAAAGAAGAGGAAAGTTAGATAAAGCAGAGCAGTTAGCTAAAGCTGGAAAGTTTCAAACTGCAAAAAATTTAGTAAAAGAAGCACAATTATTAACTTTACAAGAAGCAGAATCTTTACGACTAGCAAAAGAAAGAGTTGCTGAAGAAAAAAGGATAGCGAGAGAAAAAGAAAAACAACAGAGATTAACCAAAAGTAGAAGAGAAGGAATTATAAAAAGTGCTGCTATTGGTGGTGGTTTTCCCTTGTTATTTGGAGGTGGATTAGGGCAAGCCATACCAGGTGCTATTGGTGGTGGAATTGGTGAGGCACTTAGTCCTGGTGGTGGTTTTGCTGGTTCTATTGCAGCTACGGCATTAGTTTCTCAGTTACAACAAATTGGTCAAGCATCTCTTGAAACAGCCAAAAAGATGGGTACTTTGAATGGAAAGTTAGAACTTGCAAGAGAGCGATCTTTATTTACATCAAACGAAACCGAAGAATTGGCTCGCCAACTAGAAAGACAAGGAAAGGTACAGCAGTTAAATAATTTATTATCTAATGAGTATCAACAGATAGTAGGTAGTAAAGGAGTAGAAAATTTAAGAAAACTAAATGAGGTATCTAGTGAATTTAATAGACTCATGGGAATATTAAAGACTAAGTTTGATGCGTTTATAGCTGGTCCTTTAACGGATTTACTACAGTTTTTAAACAAAAGTTTATCTGCCGATGCAACGGCAGGGCAATTTAGAGAGTTTAGAAAAAGTTTAAAAGGATCACAGAAAGAATTTTTTGAAGAACAATTAAAAGAATTAAGAGGAACAAGAGGTAAAAGTTCTGGACCGATTACAACAGCAATAATGGAAGAAATGTTGAAAAGATTTCAACAGACACCAAATGTAATTTCTAAAGGTAAATCTGGTAAAAAATTAACAGCAGAAGCACAACTAGGTATAGATCGTTTAGCAGATTTAGATGCAGAGATTGAAAAGGCTACATTAAAAAATCAACTTTCAGAAAAAGAGTTCGAGACTGAAATGAGAATACAAGAAATAATGAAAGGCACTGTAGACATAACTGAAGATGAAATAAGAAAAAAATTAGATAAATTAGATGTTTTAGCTAAAGAACAGGAAGAAATACAAAAGGTAAAAAATCTGTATGACAGTATTGCCAGCAGTATAGAAACAGGAATAGTTGATGCTCTTGAAGGTGCAATAAACGGAACCAAAACACTTGGAGATGTTGCTAGTAGTGTATTTGCACAGATTCAAAGATCACTTTTACAGTTTGGTGTTAACTCTTTCTTAGGAGCTATCGGTATTCCTGGATTTGCAAATGGAGGCAGACCACCTGTAGGTAGGGCTTCAATCGTAGGCGAAAAAGGGCCAGAATTATTTGTACCTGATAGAGCAGGAACTATAATCCCAAACAACCAGTTAGGAGGTTCTACAAATGTAGTTGTAAACGTAGATGCTACTGGTTCTTCTGTTGAAGGTGATGAACAACAGGGTAGAGAACTTGGTCGTCTTATATCAGTTGCTATACAATCTGAATTAGTACAACAGAAACGACCTGGAGGTTTACTTGCATAATGGCTACTTTCCCTTCGATAACTCCTAGATATGGACAGCAAAAAAGATCCGCACCAAAAACTAGAACAGTTCGTTTTGCAGACGGATATGAGCATAGAATACTGTTTGGATTAGCTCAACATCAGAATCCAAAGATATTTAATCTTACGTTTGAAGTGTCTGAATCAGATGCAGATACCATAGAAACATTTTTAGACGCAAGAGCAAACGATAATGATAGTTTTGATTTTACCCCGCCAGGAGAAGCTAGTTCGTCTAAATTTGTATGCGAAACATGGAATAAATCAATTCCATATTTAAATAGAGCAACAATACAGGCAACATTTAGAGAGGTGTTCGAACCATGAGCACTGATCCTGTATTTAGTGAAGTTCAAAAAATTAATCCTTCTGCAATTATTGAACTTTTTACATTACAGTTAGATAACTCTTTACATGGTGCAACAACGATATATAGATTTCATTCTGGTAGTAATTTAAATGCAAATGGTCAAATAGTTTGGGCTGGTAATTCTTATCTTAGATTTCCCATAGAAGCTACAGGATTTGCATATCAACGTGGTCAAATTCCAAGACCAAAACTTATTGTCAGTAATGCGTTGGGGACTATATCAGCCATACTGTTACTTGTTAATGAAACAACAACTGGTAATGATTTAACAGGTGCTACGTTTACTAGAATAAGAACGATGGCAAGATTTCTTGATGCTGCAAATTTTAGTGGTGGTAGCAATCCATTAGGAACACCAGACCCTACAGCAGAATTTAAACGGCAAATATATACAGTAGATCGAAAAGCAACAGAAACCAGAGAAATAGTCGAGTTTGAATTAGCAGGAGCTATTGACATGGCTGGTGTTAGAGCACCCAAACGTCAATGTACCCGTGCATTATTTCCTAGCATTGGCACGTTTATACAATGAGTTGGAAATATAAAGCATTACTTCATGCTCAACGTGAAGATCCTAGAGAATCTTGTGGGCTGTTATTAAATGTTAAAGGTAAGGAACGATATTATCCATGTCGTAATCTTTCAATTACAGATAATCAGTGTTTTATTATCGATCCAGAAGATTATGTAAAAGCAGATAATGTGGGTGAAATTATTGGTGTAGTTCATAGTCACCCTATAACACCACCAGAGCCAAGTCAGGCAGATAAAAT